TCGAAAGGTCACAGGCTATCTACGTGTTAAAGACTCCAGGCTTGAGCCATCTGGTGTTGTTCTGTCTGCTCCCTACCGGATTTCCCGCTTTCGCGTTTGCGCTGTTTGCTCTAGGAGACCCCGGCTCTCCTATAGTGTCTATAAATCTTGATGGTTGGGACGGTCTAATAAGTTTTGACGCTACCGCTTTTAAATCTGAGCTTTTTTTGTTATTCTTTTCAGTGAAAGCGACTTGATTTGGGCTTTTCTGCTGGTTTAGAGGTTGTAGAAGGCTTAGATGTTGCTGGTTTAGCTGGGTGGTATTAATACTGGTATTAATACTGACGTTTACGTTGACGTTTATGTTGATTAGCTGGGTGATTAGTTGGGCGATGCTTAGGTTGTTTTGTTGGGCGAGGTTTTTCAGCCTTTCATGTAGTTGCTTTGGCACAATTATGTGGGTGTATCCCGCCTTAGTCATGTTTTTCGCCTTCCTTGATTTCTGTGATTTCTTCGTACCTAAAACTTTCTATGGTCTCTTCTATTTCGCTTGGGAGCTTCATGTCTATAATGCGGTCAGCGATTGCTTTGACTTTACTCGTGTTTTCTGCGTCTACGATGAGGACTAATTCCACTAAATACCTGGGCATTTTTCCTCACTCCTTTCTGTCGATCTCTTTGCGCTCCCGATCCTGGAGCCAGGGGGATACTCCCTCCAGCCAGGCGTGGCAGGTTTAGGCTCGTTTTTAAATTCCACGAAATCTTTGGGAAAGTGTCGAAGGGGAATAGCTCGCTTTCTTTTGCCTTTGCGGAGGAGCTGTTCAACAATCTCAGCGGGGAGGTCGCCGATGTAGTCTCGGGATCTGCTCATTTTGTCACCTCTCTTAAAATCTGGTTTATTTCGTGGAGCATCTTTGGCGGTGTGGTTAGTTTGCCGCCAGCTAAGATTTGGAAGAGCTCGCCCGCGTAAAACATCATGCCAATTCGGATGTCGCCTTCTCTGGTGACGTCGATGTATAATGTCCATCGCTCATCTATGTCAAGGCGAAACAAGGGATAGAAAGGATAGGGCATCTCATATCACCTCCTTGGAATTACTTTTCCGCTCGGTAGCCTGAGGAGACCCAAGTCTTCGAGGGTAACTTCTCTGATTGGTATTATGACAAAATGGTCGCTGGCGGGATAGTATTTTATTAGCCTGTTTTCCTCAACCCGTAGTCGGTAGTGGTCGAAGCCCGCTCCGTTCCACTCGCAGCTGTGACCCTGCCAGTATGGCGGATGCCTAAAGGCTAAGGCTAACAAGCTGTTTCGCTTTCTGGGCTTAGGCATTCTTGTTTTCACCTCCAAAAGTTTTAACATTAAAATTATAGCCTGCAAAGCCCAGCATTGTTAGAATGTTGAATTTTCAGCTTTCAAAGTGAAAAACAAGAATTTAAAAAATTGAAATTCACGCTTTCAATAGGCAAACCCTTAAAAAGAATAGGCATTCATACTTCTGCGCAATCCATTGAATTTTTGAGTTAAAATGGTTGAAATTTCACTTTTCCGCTTGAAAAATGGCACTTCTACAATTTTTTCAGTAATGGAAATCCAGAAAATAATGTTATGTCCAACATAGCACGACCTAATATCTCAAAACTCATTTTCTATATAAAGAAGAGCAAATCTTTATATCATACCGATTTGCATGTGAAAAACCTATTTAAAGAAAGAAATTTTGCAGATGTAAATTCACATGTGTGCGGCCTACTGAAATGCGCAAGCTCAAAGCCTTTTTGTGAATCACTGGTTTGCTTTTTCCCAGTAAATATCTTCCCATTCCGAACAAGTGATTAAATCACTTGTAATCTTACTTGTAATCTTATTATAGTCTCGCTTAATAGATTCACGAACAAGTTGTTGGATCCTATAGTATGTATGTTTGTCAACGTCTTTCAGCGAATTAGGCCACCGTTTGGTTTTGTCTGGAAAATCTCTTTTTAGATTTCTCATCATGGCTGTGTCTACAGCAGCATTTAACCATTGGCAGATACTCTTGTATTTTCTGCAATCAGGTAGGTGGCAATAGTAAACAACAACTTTAAGAGTCACATCTAAAGTCTTTGCGATTTGTCCATAGCTCGCGGGAGATCCTTTCCTCGTGATGACCTTTCCCTTCCTCTTCCTCTCTGCTTGGTGTATGTTTCTTCTCCCCCATTCGCAGAACTCCCTGTGAATTCTGATGAACTCCTCTCTGGAACCTGCATTGAAGATTTTTTCTGAAATCTCTAATATCCTTTTATAAAGGGACTCCTTAGCTCCTTTCTCGAAAACACGCATCATGGCAGAAAATGTTAATCCCATATCAACTATGTTTTCAAGTCTTAGCTTTTCCACCTTAATTAGTTGAGACATACGCCACATCATAAATCATCTCTTGAACTTGTTAGGTAAAATTGGACTCAGCTAAATCTCTTGTGCTTGTGTGCAATTTATATTTCCAAAACAAGTAGACTTTTGTTTGAGCCAGAAAGTTGAGTCTTTTGAGGATTTTAGCCAGAAGCTCGGTTGAGGCTGATTTGATCTTTTCTTCAGCCTCAGCTTGTTTTGGATATACTCGATGGAAGCTTAGGAGTCTTTTACGTAAGGCTCCCTCTTTCCTGCAAAATTCTATTAAGACCTTTTCGATTATTTGTCTGCCGACCTCTTTTATTTTCTGTATGTTATAATTCACTGAGCCGAGCATTATGGGGTTGAAGCCTAATCGGCGAAGCTTTTCTATTGCCCTGAGCACGTTCGGGTTTGGCTTGCTTTCGGCTACTTTTTGCATGCCTCCACGCTCGAAGAAGGGGTTGTAGCGTGCCATAACCGCGATGGTCTCGACGTGAGGCGTTGGAGCCATAGGCAATGTTTCCTTTACAAGCTTAACTCCCAAGCCTATCGTGCGATATTTGGGATGCACAATGACTCGCGTGATCGTGCTCAACTCTTTCTGCAACTCCTTGAAGCTTCCTTTCCAAACCTTGCTTCGGCCAAAAGTGTTTGGAGGAGACCAGCTGTACACGATAACTCCGCAAAGCTCGTTATGTCTCTTCAGAACAAAGATTTTCCTTGGAGCTGGACAATGAGAGGTGCGGTAATGGAAAACGCTTAGCTTCCTGTAATCCGCTATTGAACCTTCTTCGATTTTCATTTCCTTAACGAGGCTGCATTGCTTGTTGACCTGGTTTGGATAGTAGTTGACTTGGAGTTCCTTTCCGAATCGCTTGTGAATGTGGACGCTTGGCTTTAAATCCTCAAAGAGATCGGTGTGAGTTGTTGCCGCTAAAACAGCCTTTCCAAGCTTGCGGGCAAGTTTCTGAACGTTGAAAGCCACGATTTTGGCCGTGTCTCTGTCAAGCAAGGAGCAGAACTCGTCGAAGATCCACCATTGAGCCCTCGATTCTATCATTTTGGCTATACGGTAACGATATTTCTGGCCGTCACTCAGCTCACGGTAACGACGAACAAAAAGGAAAGCATCATTTAATCCCACTCGGCTGAGAAGCTCCAAACCTTGGCTAAAAGTTTCGCCAATAGTATCGATAAGAGGTTTGTCAGGGTCTATTGCGATGTCTTTCATGTTAATGACGCTTTGACCTATGTCTTGTCTTATGTCGTTTTCGAGAGCCTTCAGCAAGACGCTTTTTCCGCTGCCTGAGTCTCCTGTGATGTAAACGATGTCTGCTGGACCAATCTTGAGCTCTACGTTGTCGTAGATTACAAACTTGCGATGTTCATCTATGCCTAAGCCGAAGGCTTCAGCCACGCCAATCGTGCGGGGAGTGATTTCAGTTGCGGTTTCGTAGCTTATGTTTATTATGAACTTGCCCTCTCGTCTATCATATTTGCGTGAGTATCGGCTGATGTGGAAAAACTCTCTTCTCTGTCTTGTCATCTCAGATCCTGCCAATTTTGTAGCGTGCCAGCCTTCCCGTCTTGCTTCTTAGGGCGTAGAGGTAATCAGCTAAGAGCATGGGTTCCCTGCCCAGCTCAAGGGTCAGCTCCAGAGTTTGGTCTCTTGCTCTGAGGTAGTATTCGACACTTATGACTCGATAGTAGTCGTCGACGTTTTCATGAGGTAGCTTAACATGGAGTTTGTCGGCTGCAAGGATTGGTGTGTTGCCGTAGTCGATGACGCTGCTTGTCAGTTTGATGTACTCGGCTGGGCTGCTGAGGTAGTCATATAAGGCTTTGGCTCTCAGCAAGCATTCGTTGTCGCTGTGCAACTCTTCGTCTGTCTCGGCGAGCTCGCGCTGTCCAGTTCCATAAACGGCGCTCCATCGGGCGTGGTTGAAGAAGAGATTGTCAACCCAGAAGCTGCCTGTTCCTGTGCCTGAGAAGTGCACGTCCCAGAAGACCTCGTTTATGATGCTCCAGTCGAAGCCTGCGTCCACCCAGTTCCATTCGTTCTCGTATTTTTTGCCAGCGTTGAGTTGAATAAGAGCCCACTTGTCGGCTTCGGGAATGTTGAACTCTCTGGTGGCATATTTTCCAGTGTAGTCCATGAGAGTAAGGCTTGCGGCGTTGCTGAAGCTTCCCTCTCGGTTGATTTGAAACTGGATGCTCGGATACTTGTTAAGGTTTGGTTGCCAACCAGACGGAATGATTAAACGTAGGCGTCCATAATAGTCTGGCTCGCCCGTTGTATGTTTTATGCTGTAGGTGCCTTTAGCTACTCTGTCGTTTGCCAGAGAAACCGTTCCAGTGCCTGTTCCGCTCTGCCAATCATTTATGCCGTCGCCGTTAAGATCTAAAGTTTCGGTCCAAGCATCTCCGTCTAAAGGATATTTCTTCTCTGCAGCGCCGTAAACGTAGATTTTGTCCCTCTGGCGAAAAACGTTTTTCTCATAAACATAATGCTCGATGCGTTCATCCAAGCTAACGTTAGAGACTTTGCTGTTGCGTGGAAAGAACTCAAACTTGCCGTCTGGAGCCACTCGGAAGTCAAATCCTATGACACCAGCCTTGTCTGCGGTTGCCGCTATATACTTCAAAATGTCGAAAACTGGCGTGTTCTCGTATTCAAGCTTTGTATAAGTCGTATCGGTGTTTTCGATCAGCTCGGTTGTGTCACGGACATGGCTGAGTCCCACATAGTTGTCAATTAGGTCTTTAACGATGGCTTCACCTTTCATGTTCTCGTAGGTTTTGGTGACTACGCGTCTGAAGAGGCGTTCTCCCCAGCCTCTGCCAATAACACGGACATAGTTTTCGCTGGGTGAGCCCATAAGCTGGACGTTTTCCACGCGGACCTGAGCAATTAGTGGGTTGTTTGCTCCTCTTCCGATGTAGATTCTTCCATCTACGCCTTCGAAAATCTCGCTGGAGCCTCCAGGACTGTACTTCCCGTCAAAGTTCTGCAGTAGACAGTTGAAGCTTGAGACTTCGTTTGTCTGGCCAAGATGAACGCCTAACTCGATAACATCCTTTTGAGGTGGAGTAACTGTACCAAAAACCAGAGAGCAGACAGGAAGTGCCACGCTCAATACTCAACACCTTTACGATAAAGTTCTTCTTCGCCTACACGCCTGATGGCTCGATACCGTGCGGGTGTTTCAGCGAGACGGGCGTTGTACTCCGCCTGGGCGGCTGCAGCTTCTCGAGTGGTTGTAGCCAGCCAGTGCATATACGCCGCGGTGGCGGTAATCAAGCCAACACCGAGAGTAAGCAGGCTGATTTTCATGGCTAAGCTGGCGTTGAGAAGCCACGTAGCCACAGCCGCTGCTTTGGTTACAATTATAGCTTTGGCTTGAGCCACACTGTGGGCGACTGTGGCACTAACATTTCCCCACTTAACAGCACTTAGCACAGCATAGGCATCTTTTAGGCTTCCTATCATGGTGATGACGCTTGGAATCACGGTTGCAGCAGCGAAGATGTAGGCTCTGGTCACCTCTCGTTGAGCATCGGCCAACCGAGCCTGCTTGACAGCCAAAAGCTCCTGGTTAACGGATATCCTCTTCAGCACGAGGTTGTACTCTTCAGTCCCGGTTTTTCCCTCTGCAACCAGCTTGTTGAGGCGCTTTTGGTATTCTGCCAAGGTCACCTGTGTTTCGTTGACCTCTTTGATTCCTGCAGCCACGGCGATTTGGGCCATCTCGATGCTTCTCCACATGCCGTAAAGTGCCATGCCGCTTGTCACAACGCCACTCATCTTGAAAGCCAAGTCCTTGAAGCTCACGCCTAAGGCTCTGGCGTCTTCCTGGATGCGCCTAAACTCTGTGCTAACGCGGTTCTGAGCCGTGATGGCTATGCTAATCTCGTGGAAAGCTACTGCACTCATGTTCGTCGTGACTCCTCAATAGCTTGACTCACTGCTTCTCCGATGATGCTGCCGAGCTGAGGCAGGTAGCGTTGAATAGCTCTCCATAGGAACCTGCGGGCTTGCATGTAGCGGGTTCCAAACTCAACGAACCAAGCGTATGGGGCTGTGGCACCTACTACGAGCATCCATTCTCTAACCCGACTAAATATGCTGCTTCTTAATCGACCAGTCCGCATTGGAGCAAGCCTTCTGGCTTCAGCGGCAACGTCGGCTCCAAGGCTCACGAGTTTACGGTGAACATGCTTTTGAATGGCAGAGTCTAAGCTGCGCATTTTGGCTTGAAACGGCTCAATGCCTCTTACGTCAAGCTGAACTTCAAACGCCATCATAGTTCGCCTCGCTTTTTAGAGTGGAGATAGGCGCTGTGCAGAGCCATGCCGAAGACTAAACCAGCAAGGAACGCAGCGAGGACATTGTAAAACTCAATCATTGCCTTGCCTCTCGTTTGGCTTTGGCTATCTCCTGCTCAGTTTGGCGGTCGAGTTCATTTAGGATCACTATGAACTCTTCGATGGTTTTGGCTGGCTGTCTGGCAAGCTGTAAGGGTGTCCATCCGAACTCTTTGCATAGTCTGAAGGCTGTGAGGCTTGGGTGAGGCTTGCCTCTCCGCATCGCCCGTAGGAGTTTTTTACCTCTTCAGGCGTGATGCCGCAAAGCCTGTTGACAACTCGGCTGAAGAATTCGCCGAGACCAACTGGGATGCCATCTTCTTCGTTTAGCAGCTTCTCGAGGGATATCGGCTTGTTTCGTGGTTGCTCCTTCAGGCTTGCCCATATAGTCTCCGCTTGGATAGCGACAAAGTCGCTGCTCTGAACGTTGCCAGTTAACGGGTGATATTTTGTGTGTTTCTGGATGATGCGGTTGCGTTTAGCCCATGTGATCTCTTGAAAAACGTAGCGTCCAGCGTATTCCTCGCCAAATCGGTCGTCAACCTCAACGATCTCCGTTTTCAACAATTATCACCTCAGCTAATCCAGACATCTCTGGCTACAAACCGAGCTTTTAGGGCTACGAGGTCCTCGATAGTCGTAGGAGTGTTCACGTTTTCCCATTTGCAGTATTTGAAAAGGGCCTTGGTGGTTCCGCCTAAGCCAAATTCGAGGCTGAACTCAGCATCATTGATAATATCATCAAATTCTTGTTTGCTTTCAAATTCAAAGGTAACTTCGCCTGTGAGGTTGCGGTGACGTTCTGGCAGATACTTTAAGACATGTCCAATATGGGCTTCAACTTTTCCGCCGTCAAGCACAGTGTAGGTGTTAGCCAGGTTGTTTAGCATGGTTAAATCATTCAGTGTTGTATCAACCGAGTTGACTATGTTCCATTCGCTGGAGTTAGCATCGCTTATTTTTACCATGTCGCCAGCCTTGAAAAGCGAGGCATCCGCTACAGACACAACCTTTTGCCCAGCCGCAGCATCAGCGTCAATGTTACTGGACTGGTTCTTACGGATGACTGGAACCCGTTTGAAGTTATTCTCTATGGTGAAAGCCCAGTCTGTTACGCGGTCTACGACGGCTAAGCCTGTGCCGTCTGCTGCTCCACGTTTCAAGTAGCTGTCGAAGAAGGGAACTGCGCCAGCCAGATCCGCATAGGTTGCCCCGGTTACCTTAGAGTCCCCTATAAGAACATCCTTGGCAAGTAAGTCAACGGTTGCTTTTATGATGTCTTCGATGCTGCATGAAACGGTTACCTTATCGATTCTGCAGCCGATGTGGAGCAGGTCCACTAAGGTGCCAGTCTTCTCGTAGATCAGCTCGATTGAAAGCGAGTTGAGCGTCTGAACGTGCTGAAGAAAGCCTATCGGCGAGTCACTGGGAAGCGGATATCCAATTTTTAATGCTACTTGTCTCAAGCCCTTCCGTAACGCCTGCAAATCGCGGGACCCAATCCCGCGCACTTGGATGAGCCCAGGATTCAACGGTGCTTCTACGCTTTCAGCTCTTAAGCCTGTCATGCTTGGGTTGGCTGGTGTCACGCCGTAGTTAGACTCTTGTACGTAGTACAACTTTGCCTCATGAGCGCCAAACATTGGTGTAGTCAAGCTTTTTCACACTCCTTTTCATGTTTCTGTTTTGGGTTTCCAGTCTCTCCGCTGGATTCGAAGCGCGGAGGAAATTCTGGCCCTTCAAGCGTGCAGCAGACGCCATGCTTGCTAACGAGTTTAGGAAGTCATCGAGCTGTTTTCGGTTGTGAATGTGAATGGTTAGCCTTGTCATGTTTCGTACGCGTCCTCGAAAAGCCATGTTTGAACCAGAAACTCGGTGCGCCAAATAAACGGTTTAACACGTACTTCATCTTGGTCTCGGTAAGAAACGATATCGCAGTATGTGATGCCGTTTACTACGACCATACATAAGGCATAATCACAATAGAGGATGGCTGGGGTTGTGCCGTCGCTTGGGTTTGTGGTTTGAGCTGTTAGATAGATGTAACCGTTTAGGTCAATATAATCGCTCAAATTGGATGTCAGAGTTATAGTTAGTGTTTCGTCTGCTCCAGCCGTGCCAGTGACTGGGCTTTCCCAAGCAGAAGTCGCGAAATTCCAAACTTTGATGGTTATGCCGTTTCCTGCTGGAGCCGTTCCGTAGCCCTCAAACTTTAAAAGGATCTGTTCTACAACGTCTTCATCTGGGTCGATTTTGAAGCGGAAAAGCATCATGGCATATTCCATGCTTACGTTATGAGTTTTGGAGAAGCGGTCGTCATCGCTGTACCACAATTTTACATATTCAGCGTCAGTCAACTCGGTCCAGTTTGCATCTCCCGGCGCTAATTCGCTTGCTGAGTCTCCATGGTAAGCTTTATGCGTGCCTGTAGGCGGACCCACACCGACAAAATCATAATCAGTCACGTTGGGCTTAGTTCTTTTCTCTCTCACGATGCGAAGAATTTCCTCTCGAAGCTTCTCCCTCATCTTCCGACCAGTCACGCCTTGCTCAGGCTTATCAACACTCCAAATGTTCACTACGAGGAAGCCTAAACGGCGTCTTGTTTTGCCCGAAATGTCAAGTTTTTGGTCTTGGCTTCCTCTCGATGGGTCTAATCCAACCGTGACTTGTCCGTCGTAATTTTTTAGAAGCTCTCGGTCGTACCATTCTCGGCTTATGTAGATTTTGGCAAGGCTACCATCGTCTTTGACAACCCGCATGTTTTTGTCCAGCAACCGCACAAGCGTGGTAACCTGGTCTTCCACCTGGCTCATTGTCCAAGAAGCCTCCTTAACATGGCTTTCCGATAGGCTATGTCGCCTTGGAAAGCAAACTCTTGGATATCCAGAACCTCGTAGTCCACGCCTCTACGACGAATCTTGTCGTGGTGTCTTATAGGAGCAAACACATGGATGGTGAGATAATCGGTAACCACGTAGCCAGGCTCGATTAGAACCTCTTCAACTCTTGCTGGAGAAACTATAGCTTTGATGTCTATTCCTTCGCCATAGGAGAGTTTATCGGCGGCTTCTCTAACTGGATAAAGAATGATGTTTTCTCCCTTTGAACGAAGAATCTGAGTAAACCTTGTTATAGGGTCCTCGTAGTTGAGGAAAAATAGGGAGAGCCAAGCAACCGTAGCCATTGCCTTTTTGTTTTCAACGTAACTGTAATCTGTGAATTTGACGCCCCAAAACATGAACTCCTCTTGGTGTTTATTGATGACTTTCATGCTGAACTGGAAGCTGGATTTGTCATGGTGCTTGCGGATTTTCCACAGGATTCCAGCTGTGACGGCGTCGTAATAGTCGCTGGCTGGAAACCTTGTTACTACATCGATGTAGCCAGCCCAGCAGATGGCTGGGTTGTAGGCTGGATGCTCGGCGCTTGCTCTGATTGTGTTGATGAAGTTGTAGACCTTCTCAACGGTTTGGCTCCAGCCCTCGTATTCGTAAAGCCCAAACAAGGCGTAGGCGAAGGGGTCATCGTAAATCTCGGTTTCGTTAACTCCAACTCTGTGCCATTCACCGTCGCCGTTTGGAGGCGGATGATACTCCAGCCAAAGCTCTTCAAAGCCAGAACGCAAAAAGCCAACCAAATCGCTCATCATGGTTTCATAAGTGGCTTTGTTGGCTGTATCCTCTTCAGCTAATCTTTTCAAGCCTATGAGTGCGTAAAGGTTTTCGATGTCCATCTCAGGAAGCCAAGCATCAGTATCGTCTACTGCTCTTGCGAAGCCTCCATAGTATTTGTCGTGGACTCCCAGCTCTGAAGGCTTGTGCTGCATGTTATATAGGAAGGTGGCTCCAGCCAGCTTTGCGGCATCCAGACAGGAGCTGTTTCCAGTGAGCTTGTAGGCTCTGATGAGGCTGGGGATAACTCGAGCTGCATCTACACTATAATAGTAGGTGCTGGTCTCGGTGCTTTTAAACCCGCCGTAAGCCAGCTTGGTTGGGTCTGTGTTCTGCTGAGTTAGAATCCAGTCAGCAAGTGAAACAACCTTGTTATAAATCTCGGTTTTTCGTCCTTCAAATTGTTCGTCGTAGTAAGCTTTATAGAGGAAGTCTATGGCGAAGGCTGCTGCTAACGCTGCTTTCCCCCATGTGGGATCTGGGTTGCCATTAACAACATAAAGATAAGGAGCATAATCCATGATGAACTGGTAGTAAGCGTCAGGAACTCTCAAGCGTCTTTTCCTCCAAAAGTCTGTAAATGCCAAAAGAGAGGCAACCACGACTAACAAGATTATGGCGATGATTAACACTTTGAAGAGAGGGACACGCATGGAAGATACCGTCCACATATTTTTTGCTAAAATGTAAATAGACTTGTGGAGTCATTATGGTCCCTCCTGAAGGGTTATGCCAAACCTTTTCTGTCTGGCTATGAACCGCTCAACCTGCTCCTTCAAAAACTCAAGCTGTTTTCCACTACTCGAAGTGATGCGCAGGTCGCCAACACTGAAATCTAAGCCAACGGCTGAGCCACCACTAACCTTGCAGTAAACATAGATTGCTGCCAAGTTTCGTATGGCGTTGGCCTCAACTTCGGTGCAGTTTGAAGGGTCAAGCTGTTTGTCTATTTCTTCACTAAGCCAAGCTGTCGCTTCGTCTCTGAAAGCTAAGACATCCTCGTCGCTGATATCTGCTTCCGTTAAGCCTAAACGTTTACGAATCTGCTCAGCCGTGACCGAAGCCATCTCTACTCCAAGAGAAAGAAGCGTAAAACGAGCCTAAAAAATAAATCTGAAACAGAAATTTCATTAAAATCTTGTTTAATTAAAGGAATGATTCAGATTTTCTTAAATGGCTCCTTTTTGGCTTTATCTTTTAGGTAAAGCCTATGAACAAACGTGAGCTTAAGCTGCCGGAGTTGGGAGATCTGATTCAGGTTATCTGGCTCGATGCTTCGCGGGGTAAGCTGGAAACCGTTCAAGAGTTGCGTGAAGCTGGAGCCAGTGGTGCAGAGATAGACTTGCCAGTAGTGACTTATGGAGTTTACATTGGGGTTTTTGGGAAGATTGCGAAGCACATTGTTGTGGTTGCCAGCCAGTGGCTTTACTCGGAAGGCTATGGTCAAATTGACTGCACCATAATCCCGTTAGGCATCATTCAAGACATAACCGTGCTGAAGCCAAGAGCCATGAACGCCAAAAACGTTCGCGTCTGCCAGCAAGCCTTCATTCATGGGAGAGCCAGACGCCTTCTTCGGCGAGTAACAACATTTGGGAATGAACGATGAGAAATCCGTTACGAAAGGCTTTAACCAAAACAATTCCGCTTAGAAAGGGTCGACAGGTTGAGGTTCCGCCAAGCGAAAGATTGCTCTACGCGGTTTATTTCAGTCTTGGCATGGTCACCTGCCTAACGGTGTTAGAAGTTATACATTTGATAGTTCTTGGGAAGTGGAACGCCGAAATCTTCACGGTTATCGCTGGCTTAATCGGCAACATCACGGGCATTTTCTTAACCCAGAAGGCTTAGGCATGGCGAGGGGCGGACGCTGGACAGAAGCCGAAAACAAGCTTCTCCTCGAAATGATTAGAGAGGGCATGGGTGTTCAGCAAATTTACGATTCTGGTAGGTTTCCAAACAGAAGCTTCAATGCCCTTCAACATCAGTTTAAGCAACTCAAGAAGTTAGGCTCTGATTATGCTGGCAAAAAGAAAATTTCTTTTGCTGGCAAAATAGGCGAGGCTGAAATAGTTGACCTTGAGTCAGTTGTCAAGCGTTTCGTTGACGCCTTCAACAAAATATGCGCATTGGACAAATATAACAAGCAAGACTTGGAGCGTTTTCGCATAATCTTCGCTGCAGCCCGGGTGTATTTTGACCTTTACTTCAAACTGCAGAGTTTCGAAGAGGTGAAGGCTCGTGTGGAAAGGGTTGAGAAATTGGTGGAGCAGCTGGCAACAGAGAAGAAGGCTTAAAACACTTGACAAGAGATTGAGGGAAGCTGATGAGAAAGCTCGCAATCTTTTGTGCCAAAAGTTTGAGGGCTTAACCGATTCGCCGGTTAAATTTGCAGAGAAAATTCTTGGAATAAAGCCCTTTCCTTATCAAGTAAAGCTTCTCGAGGATAAGAAAAAACGTATTGTTGCGTGTATGGGTAGGCAGACGGGTAAAACCACGACCATAGCCATGAAAGCCATACACTTTGCCGACACAAATCCCAACGTTCTCGTTTTGATTACAAGCCCAAGCCTACGGCAGAGCATGATAATGTTCGACCGCATAGCCACCTTCGTGTTCTCCTCAGCTTACTTAAGAAACAAGGTTGTCAGAGCCACGAGGACGCTGATTCACTTCGAAAACGGAAGCAGAATCATAGCCTTGCCATGCAGCGAGAATTTACTACGAGGATACACGGCGGATATGGTGATCTGTGACGAAGCGGCTTTCATGCCTGAAGAGGTTATAACACAAGTTATATTTCCTATGCTGAGTACAACCGATGGCTACGCGATTTTTTTGAGCACGCCTTGGGGTAAGGACCACTTTTTCTATCGAGCCTTTGTAAATCCAGCTTACAGTGTGCACAAGGTTAAAGCAAGCGAATGTCCCCTTATAACCAAAGAGTTTCTGGATGAAATGAAGGCTAACATGACTCGAGAAGCTTTTCTGATGGAGTATGAGGCTGAGTTTGTTGAAGCCTTAAACAGTTATTTCCCGCAGGACCTAATACGCAAATGCGTAGAGCTCGCCCAAAAACACGGGTTAGAACTGCAGACAAGCCTTGAGATTACGTTTCCGCGAGGCGAATACTATGGTGGGGTTGACTTCGGCAAGCTTCAAGACTACTCTGTGCTTACTGTTTTGAAGAGAGAGGCTGACATCTTAAAGCTGGTTTATATGCATCAGTTTCCGCTTGAAACTCCATACACGCAAGTTATCGGGCATCTGGTGAGAGCCCATCAAAAGTTTAATTTCGCGAAGATTTTTGTAGACCAGACGGGCGTGGGCGAGCCCGTGCTTGAGGAGATCCGAAACCAAGGCGTTCGCTGTGTTGAAGGCTTGAAGTTCACCGTTCAAACTAAGGAAGAGCTGCTTACTAACTTGAAAATGGTAATGGAGCGGAACCGTTTGGCTTTATCATATCATAGGTGGTTGTGTCAGCAAATCAACGAGCAACAATACGAATACAGCAAGAGTGGCCATCTCAGGTTTAGCCATCCGGAAAACAGCCACGACGACATGCTCTGGAGCTTAGCCTTAGCCGCCTATGCAGCAAGACAACCCAAAAAAGAGCCAACCTTCACGTTCGGTTAGTAACCCACCTTAATAGTTTATGGGATTGAAGATAATCAATTAATTGTAATAGCCAGTGACTCTCTGGCAGTGTTATAATGTTTCCTTGCGTTTTTGGCTGATGAGGTGGATGCTTTTTCCAATTTTGAATAGCTTCAAAAACTTCTTGCCGTATAAAATCAGGTAATGGTTTAACATTTATTCCGAGCTGCGAAACGGCGTTTAGTGTGGGTTTGGTCCAAAAGCTTGCAACATACATCTTTTGATAGTTTACAATACCTGTAGTAAAGCCAAGTTTTTGCCTAAAATAGCCCTCAATTTTAGTGCAAACATTTCGCGAAAACTTATTCTGAAGAGAGGTGATGCTTTGCTTTCCTCCTGATAACTGACCAACTTCCACATGAATAATTTCTAATACGTTCCTGCTAACTTTAGCACATACAACATCAGCAGCATATCGTCCCCCCATAGGTGTCACACCTGCAGGCAACCCAACCTCCACTACATATCCATTCAACTGCAACCATTCAGCTACCAATTCCTCAGTCCATGTTCTTGTAAAAGGCATATTTATCCCCTCATTAAGTTGTTACTTTCGATTTTTTAAATTAATAATCTTTTGTACTCCATGTTTTCCCGTAAGCCGTTTTTAAAGTGTTTAATTTCGTCCAAATGTAAGTCATAGCCTCGAGGCAGAAATCACGTCCTGCTGGTTTCTTCCGGCTTCCCTTGTTCATACACGTATTCGATCTTTTCTACGATTTTTGGCTTTACGTAAATTTTGAATTCGAAATTTTCAGGGGGGAAATTGTACTGGGTGACTAAAGCCTTTATTTTATATTCTTGCTCTTTTTCTGGAAATCTAACATATACTTTTTCAAAATTTCGCATTGTGAGATCATTCCCTAAAACATTTACCCAAGCTGAAGCCTCGTTTTCATTTTTAGGGTCTACGAAGAGTCCTCCGCTCGAGAGAGAAGTATCTTTTAAGATAAATGGGAGTCCTCCAGTAACGTCATGTTCTTCGATCAGTTCACAATCCTGAGGAAACTCGAGAAAAACTCTGATTCCATATGCAGGGGCTTCTCCTACGTTTGTTAACTCTATGCCTATTGGGATAAGGTCTTCCGCAGGTTCTTTCTTAATGAAAGGAAATGACGATAGGACTTTACTCAATTCAGCCAATCCATGTAGATATGGGATTGGGGGAGACTTGCTTTTTACCTTCTTTGTTTTTACATAAGTAGGGTAGGCATTAATTTCAGTAGTTGCATTTCCTTCGGGGTCAATTAATAGTAGCTTAAGCTTTGGTTTTTTAACAACTTCCTCTTTAGCTGATTCAAACAATAAAGCGAGTTCAGAAGGTGTTGCTTCTCTAACGGTAGAACCTACTCTAATAAAGTACACTCGTCCATCTTTTGTTTTAACGGCGTGAGGAAGAGCTTGGTATCTAAGAATCTTAATCACATAAATATCTCCTTTGGGTTTGTTAATTACAGAAAATTTTGGGGCGAGAGGAGGGTCGCATCGGTCCCTTGCAATGTTCATTATATGAATCTCATGTTCTTTTTTGGCTTTCATCCCCTCTAAGGTTCCGTCATCGCATACTCCGATTAAAATTCGTCCACCGTTTGTATTGGCAAATGCGGTCATCTGCTTTGCAAGCTCAAATGTGTTATCAAAAATATCACTCTTTTTGAATTCAACTGTTTGATTTTCTCCTTGAGCGATCAATTCATCAATGAAACGTGATTCATCAACTTCGTTCATTTGGCTATCACACCAGATTTGTTCAATACCCTTCTTATAAAAAGATAGTTAAATTTCTGAAAAATAAAACTAAATTAGCAGTGATTTACAGAATTTAAACTCTTTCTTTGATTACGTTTTCACTTATTTCTTTCAGGCGTCTGGCTATTTCAACACCTCTTTCCGTGAGTTTGTTTATTCTTCTCTGCGATATGAATTCGCTGTCAATCAAGCCTTCTCGATATAACGCGTTAACTGTCTGGCTGCACCACTGTTCCGTTATGCCCACTCGCTTCGAAAGATCATTGTTTTGCAATGGCCCATACTCCAGAAGCGTAATGAGAATTTTTTGTTTGACCGTCAGGAACATGCTCACTCATTTAAGCCATGTGATTTTTGAATGATAAATGATTCTGAAACAAAACTTGAATCAAAAGTTAGAATTCTTATTTGACGTTCAGTTTTTACCGCGGGGTTCTTTCAGGGTTTTTGGTTTCTTCAGCTTTTCGAGGTGTTCGGTTTTTACTGAAGTCTGTGCGGTTGTCTTTTCTTTGACCGGTTTAAGGTAGTCGTTTGGTGTTAGCCGTTTAATGTCTTCTTCGGCGATGTCAACAATGTCGCCTTGCGTGTAAGTTTTGCCTCTGTAGCTGAAAAGGGCGACTTTCACAACCTTGAACTTAGCCATCTGCTTATCCATCCTACAAGATGCCCGTTATCTCCACGATGGCTTTTGGACGCTTAATTCTGGGCACGACTGCCTCGTACACCTTGAAGTGGTGGTTCATGTCAACCGTTTGCATGTAGAAGGTTTTCAAATCCTGTGCAACGCATAGGTCGGCGTTTTCGGCTCCAGACTTCATGAGTATGGCGCTGTCGGTTCCAGCGTCAGCAG